TCATCCCAAGGACGCAGAATCAAAATGCAATGGTCTGAATCAACAATTATCCTTGCAATTGTCGGCATGGTAGGATTGTTTAGCACTGCTATCATTTGGCAACGTGCAAACCGTATCACCTCTAACTATTACAAGAAATGATGCTAAAAACAGAGCGACAGAAAATGTGGCGTTATTACACCACAGATGATGACCAGGCGCGGTGGTTACTTGCGCCCAATTTAGAGCACGCCTTGTGGGCTGCTGCTGAATTGTCCGGTGGCACTAGTAAACTTCGCAATGTTATTTTAGACGATGACCAATGGTAAACCCGAGTTCCCAAACAATTGGAAAGAGATCTATGATGCTGACCCTGATCAGTTTGGAACATGCACATTCGAAGAGTTTATGCAAGCTACTGCATTGTGGTCCATACCATCCTCTCACAGCTGCATCATGCGTGTGGAGAACACAGACACAGGCACGGTAAAAGAGTACGCTTACAGGCGCACACATGCAGCAGTGAAGCGCATTGCAGAGTTAGTTGATGACCCTGCCAATGTCATTACTATTTGTGATGACGAATCCATCCATTATTTAGTACATCCACAAAATGAGCGTTATTTCCTTGAATGATTATTTGATTGATCATGATTGTCCTGAACTTATCGGCAATGCTAACTTCACATTCATTGCTCCCAAGGACGCAGAATTAGATCCCGAAACTTACTCCAACTTTTTAGCCTATGGCGACACCTGCCCAGATTGATGAACAGATTGCACTAGAACGTGAGTGCATCCGCTGTGGTATTGATAAACTTCACAAGGACACACGCAAAGCAGAAGAACGTGAGTATGCATCAGCTAGTGTTTATGGTGCAGCATCAATTAAAGCAGCACAAGAACACATAGCTGAGCGTATTCAAGAAACATTTGATCGCATCAATGAACGTAAAAATGGTCAAGCTTTTGCTGAAATTAAATGTTATTTGCAACAATTCAACGATCCAAAGCAAGCCAACATTCTTGCTAACATTGCATTAAAACGTACGTTTGACACAGTCTTTAGCCGTAAACGCAAGGACTCCAAAGCACATCCTAATGCTGTGTCTAATGTATGCGTAAACATTGGTGCAGCTGTTGAAGCTGAGTGTCAAATGCGTTGGTATGAGTCACAAAATGGTGGCTTGTATAACAACATCAAACAAAAGTATTGGTTAGCATCAACTGGCACACGACAAAAACAGAGCGTGATGTCCATCATGATGAACCGTAAGGATTATCATTGGGACAAATGGTCTGCTGTTGTTCGTGCTAGGCTTGGTGGTTGGTTGCTTGATTTAGTTTGCGTTACGACAGGCTGGTTTAAAGGTACTAAACATTGGACTGGTAACAAATCAACCACGTTAATTGTACCGACTGACCTATACCTTAAGCACCAACAATTGTTGATGGAACAAGCTGAATTGTTTGCACCATTAGCATTCCCTATGTTAATTGAGCCTAATGATTGGACCAACGAAAAGCCTGGTGGTTACTTGCTTAATGAGGTTCAGCGTGGTCATGATTTAGTTCGTAGGGGCAATCCGACACTAAGACAGCCGGATATCCCGTTAGCCTTTTTGAACAAGCTTCAGAAGGTTGCTTACCGCATCAACCCATTCACATTTGATGTAGCAACTAAGTTAGAAGAACGAGGCTACAGACTCGGTAAGTTCAATCCGCTGTCATTTGCTGCCAATTGGTACATACCAAACCCACCTCCTGATATTGAAACAAATGAGGACGCTAGGTTTGAATACAGAAAGGCTAGGACGGAAGCAGAGAACGCTAAGAAAAAGTATGAGCGTTCGATGCACGTCAAGACAACAGCGACTCTACAAGTAGCTGCTAAATTTAAGGACAGAGATAAGTTCTTTCTTCCGTGGTCGTTTGACTACAGAGGCAGAGCTTATCCAATCCCTAGCTATCTAACTCCACATGACACAGACTTTGGAAAGAGTCTATTGAAGTTTGGAGTTGAGTCGTTTATGACTCATGAAGCAGAGGAATGGTTAGCATTTCAAGTAGCAACAACTTATGGGTTGGATAAAAAACCAATGGGAGAGAGACTCGATTGGGTTAAGAACAACTTCACATTCATCAGCCGGATTGCGACTGATCCAATCGGCAATCTTTCGGAGTGGGAAAAAGCAGACGAGCCATGGCAATTTCTTGCGGCATGTGATGAGTATTATCATTGTGTCATTCTTTGTGACCGTCAGTTTACTAGCCTCCCAGTAGCAGTTGATGCCACATGCAGTGGTCTTCAGATACTAGCTGGTTTAGCTCGTGATAAAGGTACTGCACGACTTGTCAATGTATTACCTGGTGACAGACCACAAGATGCGTATCGTTCAGTATTAGAAGCCATGGAAGATATTCCTGAGCGTCTTACTGAATGGATGGATCGTGGAGTTACTAAACGTAGTGTCATGACTATCCCATACAATGCAACTATGCAGAGTAGTCGTGATTACATACGTGATGCAATCCATGACAACATGCCCAAGGATGCATCAGGTAAACTGCTTGTTGATAAGGTGACTGCTGAAGAAGCAACAATCTTAGCCAAGTCTCTACGTAAGGCACTAAACAAGATTGCTCCTGGTTGTCTTGCAGTAAGGGACTGGATTGGTAAGGAGATGTATGCTGCCATCAAACGTGGCAATAGTATCATCACTTGGACAACACCATCTGGTTTTATTGTCCATCAAAAGCGTGACAACTACAAGTCAGTAAGGCTTGATCTGGCATTACTTGGTGGCTGTAAATTTAGTGTCGTTGGTGAAAATGACGGACCTAACCCACGCAAACACAAATCCAGTGGTGCTCCCAACCTTATTCATTCACTTGATGCGTCTCTCCTCCACTTCACCTTTCAACGTTTTGATGTACCGTTCAGCGTCATTCATGATTCTGTCTTGTGCCGTGCTACTGATATGTCCACTCTTGGTACAATCGTACGAGAGACATATATGCACCTCTTTGCAGAGCATGATTACTTGCGAGACTTCGCTGACCAGATAGGAGCGGAGACTGACCCACCGATCATCGGAGATCTGGAACCAGAATCCGTTATCCAGAGTACCTATTTCTTCTGCTAAATGGAGTATCAAGCACCTGAATATGCTTTCGATGATAGGCAGGAAAAAACTGTCTATAAAGCACGTACGTGTAAGACAACTGTTGAGTTTATCAAACATTGTCATACACTAATTCACATGTGTTCTGAGGCTCTCGTTAAATTTGAAGACGATGCCCGACACCATGGCATCAATACCAGGGCAGAGGAAACTTATCAGCTTCTCAAAGAGCTGATCAACAAATACACAGTTACGTTTGAATACGAATGACCCGAACCATCCACAAAACTGAACAGCCTGTTATCCTTGAGGGTTACCAAGCTGTAATGAAACCATCCAAGTATGGCTATTCTCTGTCTGCAATTGTAGACGAGGCAATGGCTGATGCTTTGGAAACAGACCGTGCTCAAGCACTTGAGTGGGCACAAACCAAACTGAAGAATCCTAAGCGTTCGCTGTGTAAGCCTGAGCCTTGGGAAGAAGTATCTGAAGGCAAGTACAAAGTTAAGTTCAGCTGGAACGATGAGACCAAGCCACCTGTTGTCGATACTGAAGGCACACATCTGACTGATGAGAACCTGCCTCTTTATTCTGGCAGTCGTGTTAAGCTTGCATTCTTCCAGAAACCTTACATCCTCAAGGACGGTGTTACCTATGGCACTAGCTTGAAGCTTGTTGGCATCCAGGTTGTCGCTCTTGGTAGCACTGCTGGTGTTGATACTGGTGACATGGCAGATGTCGATGTTGCTGCTATCTTTGGCAAGACTGAAGGCTTTAAAGCATCAGCACCAAACGTCACGACAACTGCTGAAGAAGAGGACGACTTCTGATGGCATTCCGCTCCAAGCTTGAGGAGAAGGTTGCTGATTTACTTGTTGAGCTTGGAGTCAAGTATGAGTACGAATCAACCAAAGTGCCTTACGTCATTCAGCACACTTATACTCCTGATTTTATTCTACCCAATGGTGTGTATCTTGAATGTAAAGGTTACTGGGATTCTGATGACCGTCGTAAGATTAAGGCAGTTAAAACGCTCAATCCTGAACTAGATCTACGTATGGTATTCCAAGCTCCTTTCAATACAATCAGCAAACGATCTAAAACCACCTACGCTCAATGGTGTGATCGACACGACATACCGTGGACTTCCTTTACTAACATCCCACTCCAATGGCTTCTATAAAATACGGTACACCAGAGTATTACAAAGAACAATTTATGGACTTTATGGCTGATGCACAAGCTGATAAACCTGAATATGGTGAAGCAATTATCAAAGGGTTTCTATTGGCTTTAGATGATTGGGCACAGTATCATACACAACAAGCAACACATTATGGAAACCTCCAAGAGCGAGTTCGTTCGGCACTCGGAGTGTCTTAATTGTGGGTCATCTGATGCAAACAGTGTTTATTCAGATGGCCATGAGTATTGTTTCGTTTGCCATCACTACACACACGGTGATGGCGAACCTTCTGTTCACATTCATAACAAAGTGCAAATACTAGGTTCAGCCGAAAGGTTGCATAAGCGTAAGTTAACTGAAAAAACTTGCCAAAAGTATAAAATCTACCGTGATGGTAACAAGCTGCGCTTCTACTATCATGACCTATCTGGTGTCGTTGTTGGCGCCAAAGTAAAAACCAAAGACAAACAATTTACATATGAAGGAGAAACACCAGGAACCTTCTTTGGACAGCATTTGTTTCCCAGCACTGGAAAACGAGTCGTTATTACTGAAGGAGAACTCGATGCGGCTTCGTGTTACGAGGCTATGCCGGGGTGGCCGATGGTATCTCTACCTAGCGGTGCCGCTTCGGCAAAGAAGTCGATACAACGGAATCTCGAATGGCTGCAGGGTTATGAGGAGATTGTCTTGTTCTTCGACAATGACGAGGCAGGCCGTCAAGCAACGGAGGAAGCGGCTAGCGTATTACCACCTGGCAAGGTCAAGATCGCTAACTTACAGGGTGATTACAAAGATGCCTCGGATGCCTTATCAGCCGGTGACTCGCAAATAATTCGAGAGGCTATTTGGAACGCACGACCTTACCGTCCAGATGGAATCGTTGACGGCAAAACCCTACTAGAACTTGTAACTACACCAACACCACCATCAGACCATGAGTATCCGTTTCAAGGATTACAATCAAAGCTTCACGGGATTCGGTACGGAGAGCTTGTTACAATTACTGCAGGATCGGGCATCGGGAAGTCCTCCTTCACTAGAGACCTGGCAACTCACTTGCTACGTAACGGAGAACGGGTTGGATACCTGGCACTTGAAGAGTCAAACCGCCGCACTGCTCTCGGATTAATGTCCGCTGCAGTTGGTAAATCCCTACACCTAGGAGAACATGACCGACAAACGCTCACCAAAGCTTACGAAGATACTCTCGCAGGATGGGATTTGTATCTTTTTGATGGGTTTGGCAGCTTTGACCCTGATATTATTTACAACCGCATCGAATATCTCGCCTCCGGGTTGGACACAAAAGTCATCTTCC